GCGGTATCGATCACAGCAGCGCCCTCATGATGCTGACGCCGGCGCTGGTACCGGCGCCGATCGGGTCAATACGGTCGTCATCGATGCGCTTGAGACTGAGGGTGAATTCGATGCGGCGCGGCGTGCCGTCGCGGAAGAAAATCGTCTTGGTTTCGCTCAGGCTTTCGATGATCCACAGGCCGTAGATCCGACCGCTGCCTTCGACCATCGGCCATGCCTTGCCGGTATTGGCCATCAGGCGCAAGGCGTCGAGGCTCAGGGCGCTGCCGGCGAGTTCCGGCAGGATGATGCCGGGTAGGGTGATGGAATCATCACCACGGCCGACGAACTGGCGAGCCGGCGCGGCGCCGACGCGGTTGCTGCTGGCGTGGCGCCATTCGGTCTGGCGTTGCAGTTCCTGGTAGGCGGCGGTGGATAGGCTGAAAACGAACATGCCCAGGGCAAGCATCATGGCGGGTTACTCCAGGTCGGACAGTTTGCTGCGCTGGCGGGCGTTTTTTTCGCTGGAGACGCGGGCCAGCTCGGCGCGCACGGCTCGGGCGATGGCGCGCTCATCCATGCCGGGCGTGGTGTGGATGTTGATTTCGTAGGTGTCGTGGCTGTCGTAGGCAGCGGCCGGCGCCGGGCTGATGGGCGCGCGATTGTCGATCGACACTGAAGAGGATGCGGCGGCGCCGGTCGGCAACTGCGGAAGTCCGATGGCGCCCAGCGGCCCGGCCACGGCGCCGAGCGCTTGCTGCCCGGCAGAAACGACTTGCTTGCCCATGTCGGAAATTGCGCCCAGCGGCCCGTTTTGGCCACCTTCCAGACCTTGGGTCAGGCCGGCCATGGTGAAGCCGCCGAGCGCGGTGAACACGCGGGAAGGGCTGTGAATGCCGAGCTTTTCCTTGAACATGTTGATTGCCGAATCGGCAATAGAGCCAACGGCGCTGGTGATCTGCCCCAGTCCCGCGCGCAGACCGTTGACCAGACCGTTGACGAGCATGTTGCCGAACTCGGTAAAGCGGCTCGGCAGATCCACGCCGAGGTAACTCAGCACCCCGGCAAAGGCCTGGTAGATCAGGCCGATGGGGCTGAAGTTGGCGAGCGTGGTGAGAATGCCGCCGATGCCGCCGCTGAAGCCGGCTTTGATCTCGGTCCAAGCGTTGCTGAAGTAGAGTTTCACCGCGTCCCAGTTGGTGTAGATCAGGTAAGCCGCACCGGCGAGTGCCGCAACAACGGCACCAATGGCCAGCGCTACCGGGTTGGTTGCGAGGCCCCACAATGCAATGCTGACGGTTCGCAGGGCGGTGACCAGTGCACCACTTAGAGTGCTGGCGAGCAATCGAACACCTTGGCCCAGCATCGGGAGTGCATTGCGGGCCAAACCGGTGATGGTGGGCAAGAGCTTCTGCATGATTCGTAGCGTGCCACCACCCTGCATGCCAAACATTGCCATGCCATAGCGAATCACGGCGAAGGGACCGAGCAAGCTGGCCATGCCAATTGCCAGACCACCGAATACGACTGAGAGGCCGGCCACTAAGGCTACGACTTTGACCAGCCCGCCGGCGAGTTTCGGATTCTCCCGTGCCCAAGCACCGACCTTGTTTGCAACTTCGCCCAGGGTGTTGATCAGTTCCTTGAGTTCGGGCGCGACGGCGGCGCCGAACTCGGCCATGGCGTTGGTAAAACTGCCCTCGGCAGCTTCCATAACGTTGGTCAGCGTGCCGAGTTGCTCGTTGACCCGATTACGCAGGTCGGCCTGGCTCTGGAGCTTTTGCTGAACCTCGCGATAACCAGCCAGCCCTTTGTTCATCATGGTGTTGAGGGTGGTCAGTGTCTCGGCGTCGTCACCGAACAGCTTTTTGATGATGGCGCCACGGTCTTCATCGTTGAACGCTTTCAGTTTTTCAACCTGAGCGTAGAGATTTTCAAGGCCCGCGAAGTTGCCTTTGTCGTCCGTGAATTTGAACGACACGTCCTCGCCGGTTGCCTTGGCGATGTTGTTGGCTTTGCCGACGTTATCTTTGTCCAAGCCCGCTTGGAAGATTTTGCGGAACGCGTTACCGGCCGAACCACCTTCCATACCGGCTTGATCCATCATGATCAGCAACGGAGCCAGCTCATTAGCGGCCTCAATCCCGGATTTCTTGATCGTATCCATCACCGGGGCAATCTTGCTGAAGCCCTGCAGCATGTTGGTCGAGTCGACGCCCGAGTAGAAACCACGCTGTATGGTGTCCATCAGCGCCATCATGTCCTTCTCAGACGTGCGGGTGGCGTCCTGCATCTTCGCCGCGAACTCGGCGGCCTCAGTCACCGGCATCTTCAACTGCACGCCCAGGTATGCCGCCGCTTCGCCGGTACCTCCAAGGATGCTCTGCGCGCTGAGGCCTTGGCGGCGCAGCATCGTCATCATTTCCTGAAAGTCGGCGGTAGTGCCTGGCAGGCGGTCGCCCAGTTTCGTCGCGAGGTCGGTGATTTTTTGGAAGTCCTCAGCGACCTTGCCGGTGTCGTCCATCATCGACACCTTCAGCTGAGTAGCCGAATCCTCGTTCGGCGCGAATGCATCCACTGCTTGTTTCAACGGGCGGCTGATCGCATAGCCTGCCCCTAAACCGGCGGCACCATTGACTGCCATATCGCTGGCCAGACTTTGAGTCTTCGCCAGCCTGTTGCGCTCGATCGCCATGCGCTTCTGCTGCGCATTCAATGCTGCCAGCCGATTGCCCTGTTCACTGATGCTCGCATTGGTGGCGCCGATCTGCTCGCGCAACTGGCGTTCGTGCGTGCCGAGGTCTTTGGTGCTGATCCCGGCGCCGTATAGTTTCGAGCGTAGCGACTGCAATTGTTCCGACTGCTGCTGGTGCTGTTCCTTGAGCCGCTGAGCCTCGCGCACGGCCGTGCGGAAATCCTTGGCCATTGCCTTGGTCGGAACGCCCGTGGTGGCAAACTGTTGGCTGAGTGCGCGGACTTTATCGCGGGCCGAGGTGAGGGCGGTTTCAGTCTGTTCAGCGGCGGCGCGCTGGGTGCGCCAGGCGCTGACGTCTTTCTGCTGGGCGTTGAGTTCCTTGAGACGGTCGCGCGCTTCCTTGAGTGCCCGGGCAGCACCAATGCTGCCCTTGTCGATGGCCTTCAGGGGACCGCTCGCCCGGTCAATCGCGTTGAGCAGTACCTGAAGTTTCAAATCATTCGCCATCGGTGGAACTCCGCACCCTGGCGCGCTCGCGCCAGTCCATCAGTTCTTGCAGGCCCAGCTGGTCCATGTCAGCCGGCGCCCAGTGAAAAACCACAGCCAGATCGGCCATGGCGTCCTCTACGCAACGAGGGAGGCGTCCGTCCTCACCGACTTCTGCAACAAAAAATGCGCAACCTTGTTGCCGCAGGCGAGGAGGTCGGCCGGATCCATTCCGGCGGCTTCGGTGGCGGTGATGCTCGGCGAGGTAATGCGCGGCAGCACCTTGAGCAGGGCGGCGACGTCGAGATTCAGCAGGTCCACCAGGTGTACGCCGCGCAGTTCGCCGGAACAAGGCTTGCGCAGGGTGAGGCTGTCGATCTGACTCTTGCCGCGCTGTATCGCGGTATCGAGGATGACAGTGTTGTCATCGACTGCCGGCAGAGCTTCGGTATTGGTTTCTTCGGTGTTCATGTGCTGCTCCAGGTAATGGATTTAGGGAGGGGTTCAAAGGCCGATGGCGGAGCGCTGTTTCTCCAGCATGTCCTTGCCGTTGACCTTCTCGATGAAGTTGAGCAAGTCGATCTCGATGATTTCCTCGTTATCGACGATCAGCTTGTAGTAGGTGCAGGTGGTGGTGATGCTGTGTTCGGTGTCTTCGCCGGGCTGCGCGTCGCCCATCTCGATGGTTTCGTGGCGACCACGCAGCACAACTTCCACAGCGCTGACTTCGCCGGTGTCGTCCTGCTGGAACGAGCCGGCGAAGCGCAGGGCGACGCCCGACGCATTGACCGCGCCGAACTGTTTGAGGGAAATCAGATCCAACCCGCCGGTCTTCCATTCGAACTGGATGCCGTCGTCTGAAAAGCCGAGGTCAGCCTTGACCGGGCCATTCATGCCGCCGCCCCGATAGGCTTCCATCTTGCGGCCGAGCGGGGGCAGGGTGACCGACTTGACCACGCCCACGTAGTTGTTGGCGTCGTTGAAGAGGTTCAGGTTTTTGAGCTTGCGTGGCATGGCCATGGCGGTGTTCTCCGGTACTCAGGCACGGGTTGACCCCCCTTGGGGAGTCCCGGCTCAGCTGTTTACTTTGGCGGCGAAGTTGATGAGGTAGCGGTCAGTGATGCGCTGGCGCAGCGTGAGATCTTCCAGCGGTGGTACAGGCGTGTAGTCGTAGTCGATGTACAACTTGCCGGCCTTGAGGGTGTCTTTGTCGTTGACGTCTTCCGGGTACCAGCAACTACCGCCGAGCAGGTAGCCGTTGGCTGTCAGCTCGCGGAACTTTGCGTTATTGCTCTCGATGATGTCGCGCACCAGGGAGGGGTTCATGGGCTTGTCGATGGCCCACATCTGCGCCTCGGCCATGGTGTCGGCGAGGATTTGCGCGGTGCGGGTGTAGTTCTCGAAAGCAAACAGCGGATCGTCGCTGCAAGTGCGACTGCCCCAAAAACGAAAACCGCTTTCGTTGATCAGGGTGGTGACCTCGTTGCCGTTGAGGTAATTGGCATCGGTGGCCGGGTTTTGCAGATCCCAGAACACGTCGGCGCTGATGCCGGTGACACCGTTCACTGCAACGTTGGACAGGGTTTTGTGCCAACCCACTTCCTGATCGATCTTGGCGCGTAACCCAAGGGCACGGGCGACGGCCGAGGCCTTTACGGTTTTGTCGGTTGCGGTGTCCCAGTTCTGGAAATCGGGCCAGATCACCATCACTTCACGGGCACCGAAGTTCTCGCGATAGGCGACCGCTTCTTCCTTGGTTTTGCAGTCCCAGGCACTGACGTAGTTGAAGGCGCGTAACTGTTGGCCGATGCTGACCAAGGCGGTGGCTACCGGTTGGCTGTCGAGGCCTGGCACGCCAAGGATGCGCGGCACCATGCCGACTCTGGCCTTGGCAGCGAGCAACGCTTTCATACCGGTGTATTTGCCGTCGGCGGTGGTGGTACCGATCAGTGCTGAGGTTGTTTCTGCCTCGGTAGCACCTTCCTTGACCCGAACTACGATGGTGTAGGGTTTAGTTTGGTCGGCAATCGCTTGCAGGCTGACCGCGAGGGTGCCCTTTATGCCTGCCTTGGCAATGGCGGTCTGCACATTGGTGAGCAGGACCGGTGTGTCCAACGGAAAGAACGTGGCATCAGCATCGTCGGCCGTGCAGACCATGCCGATGACAGCGGTGGGGATGGTGCGAATGGGGCGGGTGCCGTCGTTGAGTTCGAGCACCCGCACGCCGTGAAGATAATCGGCCATGGTTTTGCCTGCGCAGTAAATGAGATGACAGTGCACAGGCTGCCGCGCGCGCGCCGGATGGGCGAGCGCTGGTACTTGTAGATCCGAAAACTACAACGGGACTCGAATCCGTTTCAGCCCGCCGTGGTACCTGGCCAACCTTCAGTCAGCATGGCGTCGTGAAATTCACCGGCTTCAATGGCGCGCAGCAGCATCAACTCTCGGTCGAAACATGCCTGGACATGCGTGCGAACCGCATTGGCAATGGCGATCAATTGGTGGGCCTGAAGTTCGATAAAGCCAACTCCGGTTTTCCAGTTGCAGTGGTAATTCGGGTCGAGTATCGCCGAGACCGCAGCGCCGGCTATCAGCGCTTGGCCATCGCGTGATGTATCGATCAGCCAGGTGTCGAAAAGGATTCCCGATGCCTCGCGGCGGTAGCGCTCTTGCGCGATGAGGGCTGGCCAGTCGGGTGTGGCAACGGGGGCCGTCTGTTTGATGATCGATCCGTCGACCAACGTCCAGACACCGTCGTTTTCCCGAATGGTCTGGAAGTACAAGGCATCGGATATCTTGATTGCCCCCGGTGGAATGCTGTTGTGAACAGCTGAGTCATAGCGGCCGCTCAGCTCCAGGGCTTCATTAAACGTTGCGTACTTCATGGCATCCCCTAGTAGCCGATGGCAATCCATCGGGCGATTTGCTGGCCGGTGTAAAGATTCTGCAGGCGATATTGATTCGCGCTGACGATGTCGGCATTGACACTGCTCTGAGCCGGTATGCCGAAACTCGCTGTGATCCCAGCACCCGAGTTGGGAAAGGCCATCGGAAAGGGGTAGGTGGCGGTCGTGCTCCCCGGCACGTTCTGGAATCCCCATTGAATGACCAAGCCACCTAGCCAGGTCGGGAACACCACGTAACCGTTGCCCTGTTTAAGGATCTGGAATCCCCAACGCAGTTTTTTGGGGGTGACATACACAGCGTCGTCCGTGCCGGAATCAACCTGGTTCTGACTGCCGATCTTGGCGATGCCCAGTGCGGTTTCTGTTGCCTGCATGACCTTGGCTGCGATGGCTTGAAAAACACGTAACGCGTTCATTGGGCGTTCTGTGTCGGTTCCTGTCTCCGCGTCAAACTTTGACGCGAAGTCAACACCATAGCCAGTCAGTGTGGTGGGATTGCTACCGCTTTGGACAATCCCACGATCATTGATGGTGACCTTCGTGAACGTGCCGGCGCTCTTGTCTGCGGGTAGCACGTTGAGGATCGAGGTGTTGACGAATTCCCGCGTAGCAAGCACGACGGATGGATCAATCTTCAATTGAATATTTGCGGTGCCGCTGGTGATGACGTGCATGCGTACAACCTGGTTGCGGCCCGACCCCTGCGCGAGCAAGGGCTTATAGCTTGGCGCCACGTTGGCCACGGCTGAGAACACGCCGTCCTTGTCTTCGAGCGCCAGCTCGCGAATCCACCAACCGCCAACATCTGGGGGCAGCACCAATTCCGCGATGAGGACGTTGTCGTCGGTTGGGGATACACGCAACTGATTGAGTTGTGCGCGGTACCGCTGGTTGATCAGCTTGGTCTGTGCCGGACTGGGCACCGGGTCGGTGCCGTTGGCGTCGCCGATCAGCATGTAGCGCGGTTCCCACGGAATGCCGAGGGCGTCGCAGTTGGTTTTCTTGGCGGCGCCCAGCGTCGTCAGCATGCCGCCGAAAATAGAGTTCTGATCAACCATGGGGATACACGTCCAGTTCGTCGAGGGTGTAAAGGCTCACGCCGCTGTAACCTCGGACGGATACGTCGATGTCCGGGTTGTTCCAGGGGTACACGTCGATTTCGTCGCCGTCGTAAACGACGAAGCCAGCGAAGGCGTCGAGTCGGGTTTCAAGAATGATGTCGAGGCCGGTGAGATGGCGGGTGAGGGGCTTGGCGTCGTCGATCAGCCAGACCAGTTCCTCGTACATCGCTTCGGTGATGCCGGAGTCGAGGACGCCGATGCGCAAGGCGAACGTGCCGGCCGTACCGGGCGGAACGGTTTGCCACCACTCGGCGACCTCGATCAAATAGCCCAGTGGTTCCACCACTCGACGCAATGCGCCGATGGTGCCCTTGTGGGAGTGCACGTAATACGCGGCTCTGCACGCGGCACGCTTGGCGGCTTCTGACCATTTGCTGTCCCAGCGATCAACCGAAAACGCCCAGGCCAGGTACGGCAGTAAGGGCAGGGGGCACAAGTCGGGGTTGTAGAGCGCGCGTAACGGAATCGGCACGCGTTGGATTTCTGCCAACGCTTGCGCGGCTTGACGTTCCAAAGGGGTCGAGTTGCCAGGGAGCAGCGGCTGATAGGCCATCACTCAACCCCCAACGTCAGTTCAATGCTCGTGCAATACGGCGCCTGGTACTTGGTAGCGACGATGTCTTCCCAATCCTCAAGCACCACTTTGCGCACCCCCTCAACGTGCAGCGCGGCGTGCACGATGGACTCTGAAACCTCCAGTGCCAGGCGCCGCCGTTGGTGCACGAATTTGAGCAATTGGACTTCGGCAGCGGCGAGAACGAGTTCGGTTTCTGGTCCGCTGCTGAGTGGGTAGATCCTTGCCTTGATTTGGTAGTTGATGATCTCCGCGCCTTGAACGGTCAGGCGATCTGCAACCGGTCGGCGGTCGTCGTCGCTGAGATAGGCCTTCACTTTGTCGAGCAGTGCCTGTGACGCTGTACCGTCGCCCAGCACGGATTGCACCGTTACCACAGCCTCGGCCGGCGCCGGACTTTCCGCGGTGGCATCGGCGACCTGACCGTCAGCAGAGCGAGCGTGGAAGATGTAGCTGTTGCGCGGGCCGGCGGTGCTGAGGCCTTCCCATGCCATCTGTGCACGCTCGCGCAGGCTGTCGTCGCTTTCCATCAGCTTTGGGATTGGCGGTACGGCTGTCGGGTTTGCAGCTTGAATAACCAGGCGCTTCACGTTGAAGTTGGCGGCGAGCTGTTCGAGGTCGGTGCCCTTGGCCAAGGCGAGCATATTGGCGACGGAGGCTTCATTGACCCGCTGACGCCAGATGGTTTCGCGGTAGGCGTTTTCCTCAAGCAATTTGGTCAGTGGCTCCGACTCCATGTTGAGGCGGGCGGCAATCTCGGCCTGTTGCTCGACCGGCCACAGGCTGATGGCGTAGGCCTTGCGCTCGGCGAGGATCTGTTCGTAGTCGATCTGTTCGACGATCTGCGGCGCAGGCAACTGGCCGAGGTCGATGGCTACAAACGTATTCATACACTGCCCCCCAGTTGCAGAGGGACGCTCAGGCTCAGCGGCTGATTGTTGTCGACGATGGTGCCTTCAAACTCAAGCGACGCCTGACCCTGAAGGTTTGCACCGATGAACTGGATACGGCTGAGGCTGATGCGGGTTTCCCAGCGCATCAGGGCCATTACGGTGGCGGCGTAGACCTGCAAGCGGGTGAAGTCGTTAAACGGCTGATCGACCAGCTCGGGGAGCAGGCTGCCGTATTCGCGGCGCATGACGCGGGTGCCGATGCGGGTAGTCAGGATGTCGGTGATGGACTGGGCGATGTGTTCGACCATGCCGAGGGCTGCGCCGGTTTCTCGGTTCATTCCGGTTTCCCCGTCTTCGCGCCGCCAGGCATGACACCGCCGTGCAAGTGCTTCACCAGACTGATGCCGGCCGCGATGACGTCTTCGGACACGGTAACCTTGCCGGTGATGTTCTGGTTGCCGGTCTGGGTGTAGTCGCCCTCATGGGTGATCGGGCCGACGATGTGGATGCCGCCGCTGCTGATCAGGTTGGTGGTGCCGCCTTCGGTCAGTGTGGCGTTGAGGTGGTGCGCGACGCTGTCGTATTCGATGACGGTACCGTCGCGGTAGGTGCAGCGGTGAAGACCTTCGCGGCCGCCATTTGCTGGGATGTTGTCGCTGAACAGGCCGGTCAGGACGATGCCGTTGCCGAGCTGGCCGGAAGGGCTGAACAGGATGACCTGCTCGTCGATGGTGGGAGGGTTCCACTCACGGTCGGCGCCGGCCCGGGGGGCAATCCATGGGAGCCAGCCGGTGGTGAGGGTTCCGGTTTTGACCTGCACACGCGGGGGCCTCATCTGGACGGCAGCGATGGTGCCGAGGCGGATGAGGTTTTCGATCAGGCGGGCGAGGGTGGCTAAGTCGTTCATGGCGCCGATGGTGGCGCCACGCGCGTGGGAGTGCAGCTTTGTAGAGTTGTAAAACTAAGCCCTACAGGCTTTCTATTTCGTACTTGGTTTGGGGGCCTTTGGCTGGCGCGGAGGCTTAGCAGGGATTCTCTGAGCTATAGATAAAACATCTTTTCCACTAACCACCGTTCGATAAATGAACTGTTCAAGGGTGATCAATAAGGTTTGAAACTCTGGGTATGCTGGAGACCAAGCACGGTGGGCTGCTGCACTGCCTGCATCTATCACCACGCTTAAAGTCTGTGACTCAGTTTCTCCAATAAAACCATCTTCACGCAGCCGCTTTACCTTTTCTTCTAATGGTAAGGAAGGATGGATTTTTAAAATTTCCGTGGTGCGGTCGAATGCGGTACGCAAACCTATTGCCGCAAGAATGAATGACCCGTGTTCATACGCTTGATACATCTCGTTCAAGATCGAAAAAAGTTGGGGGTCAATTTGCGCAATCTTCCATACCCAGTCAGGCTTATCGCTTTTCTTTTCTGGAGTTGGATAAGTCGTAATGGTTTTGGGGTTGAAAGTTACCTCCTCCCCTGAAGCGTTGTAACCGATGTCCCAGTCCTCGGAGGACCAACTGCTTTCATGAAAAAAGACTTCTTTGCAGCCACAACACTGCGCTAGTTTGTAGTCGCTTTGCCCCCATTGTTGATGACTTCCATCAGACCAACTCCATGGCGACTCAACCTCACCGTGGATGTAGCAGGTCCTATCCCCATTGCATCGGGGGCAATGCGCCTGAAAGGTTTTAAGCATGATTTGAGAAGCTCCGTCTGGCTATACAGTCCTTGCTGTTGTTCAGCTAATGCTCAAAGCTCTTTTACCCGCTTTCAGGTTGGAAAGGAAATTTTGGCCTTCGGTGATTAGATTGTTTGAGTTAGGTGATTAAGCAGTTCATCCCGAATCAGCTCAAGGTCAGCATCAGTGAAACCGAGTAGTCCCCTTTGTTCATACTGGACATCTGGTGCACCACGTTCTGCCCGATCCTTTAAACCGTATTGATGCACCCGAGCAATTCGGGCAATTCGACCGGTGAATCCGACGCTGATAGCACTCCCGTCGCCTTGCACCTTGAGAAAACTTGCCGTTCGCAGCTTCTGAAACATTTTCACTTTCCGCTTCACTCGGCCCTGTTTACCGCGCAGGTTACGTTGCTTGCGCGGCGCGTACTTGCTGCCATCCGGGTTCTGCTGGGCAATGATTCGTTGCTGTTGGCTGCGGCGCAACGCCTGGCCAACGCTGCGGGCTAACTTGTTGCGCGATGCCGTCTCAAGCTGCCCGAGCAATCCCGCCGCCCAATCCTCCAGCGCTTCCAGTCGGTTGGTCATTCCGGCACTACCCACTCGCTACCTGTTCCTTGGGCGCCCGGTATCCAGTTCGGGTCGAGGAAGTTGGCAGCCCGTTGCGGCTCGCCGGGATGGCGGATGGTGGTGTTGCCCTGATCGTCCTTGCCCACCACGACACGCTCGGTCAGCGGCAGTGTCAGGCTCATATCCACTTTGCTGTTGTCGAGAATGTCAGCCTCAAACTGGATGCCTTCAGCGGCCTTGCTCAGATTCTCCAGCAGCTCGGACTGGTGAACACTCAGCCAGCCCAGCAAAGGCAACATAACGCTGTCGGGGTGGCCGGCGAAGTCGGTAAGGATGACCTGCAGGTCGAAGCTGTACTCGAACGACAGCGTCTGCGCGGCGGTGCAGCGGATCTTGCCATTGTCGATGAAGATCAAAAGTCGGTCGGGGTTGTGCTTGAGTTCGGCCACGGTGGCGAGCAGGTGCGCTTTCAGGCTGTCGGGCTTGTTCATGGTCGGGCCTGCTGGTGTTGGTAAACCATGTCGACCTGGCTCGCACAGTCTGCCCACGCGGCCTCGACGCGATCCTGATCGGTCAGCTGATCGCCGTTACTGCGTGGGCTGGTCGCCGGCAGCGTGCACGGCACCACGGCCGGACAGCCACTGACGATAAGCGTCGGCGCCGGTGAGGGCGGGGCGCTCGCGCAGCCGGCGAGCAGCATTAGGCAAAGGCTGGACAGCCCAATTGCGTAGGTCGACGTTTTCACGTTTCAGAGCCTCGATGGTGAGTTCGCGCTTTGCCAGGCCTTGGCGCAATTGATCCTGTTGCGCGCGCAGGGTGG